TAAGCTCTCTCTCTCCCCACGAAACCCAGCCGAATCGGATCGAAACGCGCGCGAATCTCGCCGAACCGATCACGGACGACCTCGAGGACGACGGCTACCACCCGGCACGCTTGGAAACCCGGCCCGACCCGAACGTCGTCGGCAGCCTCGGCGACGAATGTCTCGACTGGCTGGACCGGTGGCTCGACATGCGCATGTGGACGTGGCAGCGGCACGTCATCCGGCGAGCTCTCGAGGTCAAAGAGGACGGCGAGCTGCGCTGGCCCGTCGTCGTCCTGACCGTTCCGCGGCAGTGCGGAAAGAGCTGGCTATCCCGCGGCGTCATGTCGTGGCGACTCTTTCAGGGCGACCGGTTCGGCGAGTCGCAAACGCTCCTGCACGTCTCATCCAACCGAATGATTGCCCGCGAAATCTGGCAGATGAGCGCGCGCATCCTCGAAGCGCAGGCCGGGGCGAAAGTACGCCAGGCTAACGGCCAAGAATCCATCGAGCTGCCCGACGAGTCTAAGTGGATGATCGCGGCAGCGAACATGACGGCCGGGCCGGGCCTATCTATCAGCATGGCGTTCGTCGATGAGGCGTGGCACGTCGACGAAACCGTTGTCGTCTCGGGGATCATGCCGACGATGCTGCAGCGCACCAGCTCGCAGCTCTGGCTCGTGTCGACCGCGGGCGAGTCCTCGAGCGACCTGCTGCGAAACTTTCGCGAGCAGGGCATCGCCCAGCTCGACGACCCAGAGAACGCCGACGTGCTACTGATCGAGTGGTCCGCCGCGCCCGACCTGCTCGACGACGACGAGGCAGCATGGCGCCAAGCCTCGCCAATCTGGACACACAAGCGACGCGACCAGGTCGCATCGTTCCACCGGATGCAACCGCCGAACGACTTCGCCATGCAGCTCCTCAACCGGTGGGTGACGAGCGCGACCAGCTGGCTGCCCGAGACGGCGTGGACCAACTGCTCAAGCACCGACGACCTGCCGACTAATCACCCCGGCGCGCTCGCTATTGAGACGAGCGTTCAGGGCTTGCCGATCGGCGCCGTCCTCGCCGTCCGTGACGATGACGGCCGCGTCCACGTCCGCGCCCACGTCGAGACGAGCCACCGTGGTATGTGGGAATGGATCGGCCGCCTCGCCGAAGATCGCCGCGGCCTCGTCATTCTGAAGCATCAAACGGTGCGCGTTCCACCAGTGAAGTACGCGACGATTGTCGACGTGAAGTCGAGCGACCAGGTCGCCGGGTACGGGCCGACGCGCGCCGCAATCATTGCCGGCGACATCCGCCACAACGACAACCAGGCACTGACCGAACAGGTCCTCATGGCGAGCGCGTTCCAGTCGCGGGACGGGCATTCGCAGCTGTCTCAGCGCGCGAGCGAAGGGCCGATTTATCTGGCGCGTGCGATGGTCTGGAGCGTCGGGCACCAGCTCGCCCCGACTGGTCGACGCCGTCACCTCGTCGCGTCATCGCGCTAGACTCGGAGAGCTGCGGCGGGACTCATCATTTGCGTGGGCGGATGCTGCGCCGCCGTCGCAGCACCTGCTACCCTCGGCCGCGTGGTTCCCTCCACACCGCCGCGGCAGCGATGCCGCGGCGGCCTTGAGGTATCCACGCCTGTTACCTTTCGACTCGTGAGCATCGCAACGCGATTATTTGGCGAGGACGTCGCCCCCGTCAAGGCCAGCTACGTCACGTACCCGGGCCCGTCGTATGCCGGGGATTACGCCACGATGCGCGTTACCGGCCTCACGCGGAACACCGCGATGGGGATCGCCGCGGCAGCTGCCTGTCGAAACCTGATCGTCAACACCGTGGCGCAGCTCGGCGTCGACCGGTACCGCGGCGCTACCAGCCTCGGGCAAGGCTGGCTCCTCACGCAGCCCGACCCGTCGACGACATGGGTCGACACGATCAGCGGCACCGTCGACGATCTCATCTGGTACGGCGCTGCTATCTGGATCATCCTCGCCCGCGACGGCATCGCGACGCGCGAGAACCCCGGCGGCCTACCCGTCCGAGCACGCCGAATCCCCATCACCGACGTCGACGTCGTGATGAGCGACCGGCTCACCGACTACCAGCAGATCGTCGGCTACCGCATCAACGGCACCACGCTCGACCCGCACCAGGTCGTTTACTTCAACGGACCCAGCGAAGGCGTCCTGCAGTTCGGCGCTCGCACGCTATCCCAAGCTATCCAGCTCGAGGACGCCGCGAACCGATTCGCCAGCGTCGAGCTGCCCGCGGGCGTCCTGCAGAACGTCGGCCACGAGCTCGGGCAGGACGAGGCCGCCGAAGTCGTCGAGGCGTTCCAGATCGCGCGCCGCACCAACGCCGTAGCCTTCCTGCAAAACGTCGAGTATACGCGCGTCGACCTCAACCCGGCCGACCTCCAACTGGTCGACGCGCGAGCGACAGCAGCGACCGACATCGCCCGCCTCTTCAACGTCCCCGTGACAATGATCGGCGCATCCCCAACCGGGAACAGCTCGGCGCTGCTCTACTCCAACGTGAGCCAGAATACGGCGCAGTTCGTGCAGCAGGGCTGCGCGCCGTACATCAACACCATCGAGCGAACCCTTAGCCTGCCGAACGTGACACCTCGAGGACAAAGCGTCCGCTTCGACGTGAACGCTTTCCTGCGAACCGATCCCGAGGCGGCCGCCGCGTACGTCCTCGGCCTCGTCTCGAGCGGCATCATCGACCAGGCCGAGGCGCGCAGCTACCTCGGCATCCCCGCCGTAGGCCAGACGGCCCTCGACCTTACACCCGGAGTCATCTAGTGCTCAAGTTTGACATCGACGTCAGAACCGCCGAGGCGGCCAGCCGGACCATTACCGGCGTCGCCGTGCCTTACGGCGAAACCGCAAACCTTGGCGGAACCGTCTACACCTTCACAGCTGGCAGCCTTACCCAGGCACGGCAGCGCACGCCGCTGCTACTCGGCCACGACCGCAACCGGCCTATCGGCGTCCTCGTCGACCTCGTCGACACGCCCGGCGGCGCGCTTGCCCGGTTCAGCGTCGACGCTGGCGCCGAAGGCGACCTTGCCCTAGCGCAGGCCGCGAGCGGCAGCCGCGGCGGCCTCAGCATCGGCGCCGAGATCGTCGACGGCACGACCGGCGCCGACGGCGTCGTTACCGTCACCGCCGCCAGCCTGCTCGAGGTCAGTCTCGTGTCAATCCCAGCGTTTGCTGGCGCTGACGTGATGCAGGTCGCCGCGAGCGACAAAACGGACGAGTCCGAAGAGGACGACGACGAGAACGATCCAACCATCGAGGACGAAGCCGAGGCGACCGCCGAGGACGAGAAAGAGGAATCAGACATGCTCGAGAACGAGACAGTCGCTGCAGACCTCGCAGCGATCCCCGCAGCAGCAGCTGCCCGGCCAGTCATGGCAGCCGACACGTACATCACGGCCATGGTTCGCGCGATGAAGGGCGACCAGAACGCTGCCCGCATGATCGAGGCCAGCCTCGACGTCATCGACACGGCCGCTATCGTCGGCCTCGTGCCGGACCAGTACCTGCGGCAGATCATCGGCGGCCTCGCCGACGAGCGACCGCTCGCCAACAACGTCCGCCGCGCACCCCTGCCCGCCGAGGGCATGAAGCTCTACAAACCGATCTGGACGACGACGCCCGAGGGCGGCTGGATCAGCGAGTCCGATCCGACACCGTCGAACGCGATCACCATCGGAAATCACGAGGTCGAGATTGAGCAGTGGGCGTACGGCGTCTCGATGACCGTTGCCAGCCTCGAGCGCGGGTTCGGCGTCGGTGAGAGCGTGTTCCGCCAGATCATCCTCGACTACTACGCCGCGGTCGAGGCTAAGCTGTCTCTCGCCATGACGAACGCGGCCGATGCCGTCGCCGCTGGCGCGACGATCCTCGCTACCATCGGGCTGCAGACCGCAGCGATTTACAAGGACTCGGGCCGACGCCCGACGACCGCGTACATGGCTGGCGACGTGTGGGCCGAGCTGCTCGCAACCGAGGCTAGCCTGCCGTTCACCGGCGGCCAGACCACGGCGAGCGGCATCGCTGGCCAGATCGCTGGCCTCGACATCGTCGTCACCGGCGCGCTCGATGACGGCACGCTCGTCTGCGCCGACCGGAACGTCATCGAGCTGCGCGAGTCCGCGCCGCTCCAGCTGCGCGCGAACGCTATCGGCACGATGAACGTCGAGCTGGGCGTGACGAGCTTCGCCAGCTTTGACGTCGAGGTGCCGAACGCGATCAAGCTCACCGACGGCCTCGTCTAGTCCTGACCGGGCGCGCCGCACACCGCGGCGCGCCCAACCATAGAAAGACACCTTATGAGCTGGATCGAACCAGAGGACGTAGCAGCACAACTCGACATCGAGGTCGACGCGCGCCTGACCAACTGCACCGACGCGCGCCGCGCCGAGGTCGAGCTGCTGCGTCAGGACCTCGACTTCTCGGGCGATGTCGAGATTCCGGCCGGCGTCATTTACGGCACGATCCTCTGGGCCGCGATGCTGTACCAGGCACGATCCGCACCGACGGGCTTTGCCGGGTTTGGCGACGGCGCGGACATGCAGGGCGACGTCCTCGGGACGCGCATCGGCGACATCTACCGCCTGATCGGGCTGCGTAGGCCGGTGACGGCGTGACGATTCCCGACGCGCTCGACGCCGTCGTCGACCAGCTCGTCGACGCGGGCCTACCCGCCACGCGCGACAATGGCGCATTTTATCCCGCGCCTATCGGCGTGCTTGTCGGGATGCCAAGCGTCACCGGCGGCGGACTCCAGACGCGGACGCTGAACGTACCCGTCCATGTCGTCTCGAGCGATCCACCATCGCCGCAGATTCTCGGCCTGCTGTACGCGGCTGCGGATGATGCAGCCGACGCGCTCCAGACCGCCACCTACTCGCCTACCACGTGGCAGGGCGGCCCGAACGCCGAACCCCTGCCCGCCATTCTCCTGAACGTTACCGTCACCATCGAAAGGACCTAACCATGCCCCCCGTCGACTCTCGCCTAGGACCAGGCACCCTCGCATTCGGCACCTCGCCGACCTACGCGGACGATTTTTCGATTCAGGTCGCCAGCTGTTCGCTCATGCCGACCGTCAACGAGACGGACGGCACGCCGACGCTCGCCGACACCACGCCAGCCGCAGAGATGACCGTCACCTGGACCATCGGCGGAAACACCATTTCGGACTGGGGCGACGACGCCGGCTTTATCAACTGGGCAATGGACAACTCGGGCACACAGACCGATTTCAAGTTCTACCCGGCAACTGCGGACGGCATCTATTGGGAGGGCACCTGCCAGGTCCGGCCGATTGAGATCGGCGGAGACGTGATGGCGCAGTCCAGCGTCGCGTTCGAGTTCCCGCTGACCGGCGATCCGACCCGCACGGTTGATTGATGATCCGCGTCAGCGGCACGGTGACTTATAACGATGACACGCGCGTCGACTTCGCCGCGGGCATCAACGTCTTAGCTCAGTGGGAGACTTACGCGCAGACTCGGAAGATTGAGACGGACGCGCAAAAATCCCCGATGACGTGGACGCTCTACGTAGCGTACGCCGCGCTCGACCTCGGCAAAGACGTCGGTTTCGATACGTGGCGGAAAAAGGTCGCTGACGTCGACCTCGTGGCGGACGATGCGGACCCTACCCAAGCGGATCAGTCGGCCGAATGATCGGACTCCTCGCCATTGAGACGGGGATTGCGCCTAGCGTCCTCTGGCGAGAGGACGCCGCCGATTTGTCGACGCTGGTCCGCATTCTCGAGGAGCGCGCTAAGCGTGGCTAGAATCCGTAAGCCTCAAGGCTCCGAAATACACGTCGACGATACGGACGTCCGCGTGCTATTCGAGAATCTGAAAAAGGCTGACGCCGAGCTGCGAAAAGCGTCGAACGCGCGACTACGAGAGGCTGCGAAAGAGTGCGCTAATGATCTGGCGCAGCGGCTCCGATTGTCCGCGTTCGGATCGCCCGCGCCGCAGACGCAGCTCGTGGCGCGCAGCATCAAAGTCAAGTCGGATCGCTTCCCCGTTGTCGCGATTGGTGGCAGCAAAAAGGTCGGCCGGGCGTATAAGAGTCGGAAGGGCCGCGGCACCGTTCGCGCGTCCGCCGCCGCGCTCCTATTCGGCGTTGAAAACGGCGACTATCACGGCAGGTTTGCCGACCGTAACGAGTCGGGCTATTGGATCAAGCCGACCGTAAAGGACTTCTCGACGAGCTCGCAGGCAATCGGCAACTACCAACGGGCCGTTCTACAAATACTTGACGATGCGGGCGTGCTTTAGTGGCTGGCGAAGTTCTCATCAAGATCGGCGCGAATGCTGGTCAGGCCGTCGGCGAGATCAATAAGGTAACCGGCGCGCTGGGCAAGCAAATGTCGGCCAGCAAAAAGGCCAGCAACGTCACCCGGAAGGCTGCCGTACCTGCCGCGCTCGCCTTGATCGCGCTCGCGGGCGCAGCGATTGACTGCGCGAAGGCTGCAGCCGAGGACGAGGCCGCGCAGGTCAAGCTTGCCGGGCAGCTGCAGCGCGTCACGAAAGCGACGGACGCGGCGATCTCGAGCGCTGAGGATTACATTAGTAAGCTGGCTCTAGCGACGGGCGTCGCCGATGACGAGCTGCGACCGGCCCTCGCAAAGCTCGCGACCGCGACCGGCGACCTGTCAGAGGCGCAGACCGGCCTCACCGTCGCCGTCGACGTGTCGGCCGCAAGCGGTAAGAGCCTCGAGGCCGTGTCCAAGGCGCTGGCGAAGGCGTACGCGGGCAGTGGCGGCGCGCTCGCCAAGCTGATGCCAGGCCTAAACGAGGCCGCGATCAAGTCGGGCGACCTGACGCGCATCAACGCCGAACTGGCGCGCGTCACTGGCGGCGCCGCAGCCGAGGCCGCCGGAACCTCGGCAGGACAGTTCAAGATATTTAGCTTGCAGGTCGACGAGCTGAAAGAGACGCTAGGCGCCAGCCTGCTGCCGATCCTGAACCAGTTCGCCCCCAAGCTGAACCAGATCGCGACATACGTCAGCGCGAACACTAAAACGATCGAGATTGCCGTCGTCGCCGTCGCCAGCATTGCCGCCGCGATCATCGCACTAAACGCGGCTATCTCGGCGTGGACGGGCCTGCTGGCCGCGTTCAAGATCGCCCAGGTACTCGCGACGGCAGCCGTCGCCGTGTTCAACCTTGTGGTTGCCGGGAATCCCATCGCGCTGATCGTGATCGGCATCGCCGCGTTCGTCGCTGGCTTGATTCTGCTCTATCGGAACAGTGCGGATTTTCGCGTGATTGTGGATCAGCTCTACTCGGCGCTGAGACAGCTCGGCGCGCAGGGCCTCGCATACGTGCGCGATCACATGGACGACATAAAGGCCGCGCTAAACGCAGTGAAGATTGCAACCGTCGCCGTCGCGACGCAGTTTCTGCCCGGCGGTTTCCTGTATGACGGAGTTGCAGCGATTCAAGAAAAAACGCAAATATTCACGCGAATAGTGGACGGTCTGCGGCTTGCCTTCAATCTCGCAGCGTTTGCCGTGACGGAGGAGGTCGCCGCGATCCGCGAGCTCATCCGCGTTACGCCAATCGCGTACGCCGCGATCTCGCTTGGCATCCGTACCGTGCTCGACCCGGTGACGGCTGCGTTCAATCGGGTAGGCGATGCCGTGAGTCGCGTCATCGAGTTTCTCCGGAATCTACGCTTCCCAAGCTTGCCGAGCTGGGCGACGAGCGTCGGCGGGTTTGGCGTGACGTCGGCGGCCTCGAGCATGGGCGGCGGCGGTACCGTCGTCAACGTCACGATAAACGCCCCGATTGATTCGGACGCGACCGCCAGGGCCATAGTCGACGTCCTCGCAAAGTACGACCGCCGATACGGGCTAGTAACGCCGTGAGCATCTACAGCGTCAGTATTGGCGGCGTCGCCGTGACCGAC